AGACCGTTGTTATCAGCGGTGAGGAACATAACGTAGCAGATTTGTCGCAAGATCAAGTCGTGCTGCTGAATCATGTAGCCGATCTTGAGAACAAGATTCGACAGATCAGCTTTAACCTAGAGCAAGCCAATGGTGGTAGAAATTACTTCATGGGTTTGTTAACTGCTAGTTTAAGTGCGAAAGCCGAGCCGGTAGCCGAGCCGGCTGATGCGGAAAAAACTGGCGGTTAATGTGCAGAAAAGTACAAAAGCAAATAAATGACCCTAGATGATCTTAAAGTTACTATCGCGTCTATCACGGGCATTGGGAATTGGCTTTTGCAGATAGATGTTATATTGAAGATAGGTATATCAGCAGCGACGTTGTTTTACATCGTGCTGAAGATACGCGAGCTTTTAAAGAAGAATAAATAAGATACGGAGTAATTAAAATGGCTAGGAAGAAAGGTGGACAGAAGTTAAAGGACTTGGGCAAAAGGAAGCCGAAGATCAAGGTAGACTTGACTCCGCATTATCGCCCGAAGCCACTGCCGCGTGGAAAACGTACTGGAGGCCCGGCAATTTCTAGTCCGACTAGACCTCCAGCCGAGACCAGAACTGGGCTTGGGCCTTTTGGGCCACCAGATCGAGAAGGCCGACTAAGACCCCGCAAGCGTAAGCTCTCACCAGTCATAGTGCCGGGTACTGGACGTATGCGAGATGCATTAAAAAATAGATTGGGTGTCCAACCTAGACAGTTTGGTGCGCGTATTCCAAGAGGCATCGGAAGTCCTGCGATAGATACAAGTATGTTACTTTCTCCGCTTGGCGCAGCTGCAGAAGTTAGGTCACGTAGAAAAAACCCTCGCAAATAAGGACATATTAAGATGCCACTAGTAAAAGGAAAACATTATCCATACACGCCAGCAGGTATAAAAAGAGCTAAAGCTGCTGCAAAGCGGCAGAAGAAAAAGTCTAAAAAGAAACGTTAATAAGTTATGAAAGCACTACAAGGTAAAAAGACATACATGACGGCGGCTGGAGGCGTTCTCGCAGCTGTAGGAGCGTACCTTAGCGGAGACATTGAGCTAGGTGTGATGATGAACATTGTTATCACAGCACTGCTTGCACTCTTCTTGCGTAAGGGAATTAAAAAAGACACAGGAGCAGACTGATATGCCAAGGAGAAGAAAGGGCGGTAGCGCGTTAATGGCTTTGGCTAGACGACGCAGACTAAAGGCCGCGAAAGACAAGGAAGGTAAGCTGGACGCTATGGTCATCAAACCTACGTTGAGTCGGCTGCGTACTGGTGTAGTTTCAAGACGTAAGAAGGGTGGCCAGACGTTAATGGACTTAGCTAGACGGCGCAAGAAGCCAGCGGTTAAGCCAGCGGCTAAAAGGCCAGCATCTTCTCAGCCTAGTAAGTTCGGTGCGCGTATTCCTGTAGGCAGTAGAAGTTCTGCTACAAAAGCACAACAGCCAAAGCGTAGAGCAACTCCTACGAAAGCTAAAAAGTCTGCTGTGCCACCATCTTTGCCTAAGAATATCAGAGGCAAACTGCCCCTACACAAAAAAGTAGTAGACTATGTAAAAGCACATCCTGTAGAGACAGCAGCAGAAATTGCTGCGTTGCATCCTGCTGTTAGAGGTATAAAGTGGGGCGCGACAGCAGTTAAAGGCGCTCATAAGGCGTATAAGTTAAGGAAGGCTGAGAAACTGAGGAAGGCTGAGGAGAAATTGAGGAAGGCTAGGAATGCGCGTAAAGCTAGAGAGCGGCGTGCGAAACTTAAAAGCGACAAGACTGAGGAGAGTTATAAGCAGTTTGAAAAAGATAGAAAAGCACGCTCACTTAAAATGAGTCAACGTTAGATGATAAAACTCTTATATGCAATTGCTAAAGCCATACCTATCCTCAAGAAGATTCTGGATAAGTTCTTCGGAGAAGGGCGGGAGTTTAGTGCGTCAAAGCGTCTTGCTGCTAAAGATGCTGCTGTTAGCGCTGCTGTTAACGGGGTGCGTGAGCGTAAGGTTGGACAACAGCGAAAGACTAATGGAACATCCGGGATTCAGAAAGGCCGCATTAGCGTCCCCCGCATTCGTAGAAGAAGCCCTCAAAACAATAAATCGTCTGGAGTATGAGCTTGAAAGGAAGTAATGGCAACAACAGCAATAGTTAAAGTAACGCCTACGAAAGCGAAGACTGCTATCGTGAAGCGTGCTAAAGCTGCGGTTACTGCGCTAGTTAAAAGATGAGTGTAGAGTACATCTTAGATCGCTTCGGCAAGAAGGTTGGTATGCTACCTAGTGATACCAGCCAACGCGCCTTGTTGCTTGACTACCTTAACGAAGCGGCACAGGAGCTTTACGAGCAGTCTGATATGCCGGGGTCTTTGGAAGAGGCCGAGTTTTATGTGCAGGGCGATAAGACTGTTGCTATGCCAGCGGATGTCTATGCTGTTCGCAGCATACGCGAGAAGGCTGGTGGCAATGCGATGTGGGACACGGAGCCGCTAACTGCACGTTACCGCGAAAACAACTGGGATACAAACCACAGCAAGTTTCGCGTGAAAGGTTACAGCCCGTTAAAGGTATCATTACCCACGGCTATTACTGGCGCATCTAATAGCTCTAACAAGCTGGTTGTTCGTTGGTACGGTGTGACGACGACGGATGACGATTATGAGGTTGTTGTTAAGACTCCATACAGTGAAGGTTATTTAGTTAGCGTTGCAGGTACGGCCATTGCCGCTGCTGATGGCACTACTGGTGTGGTAACATTAAGCAATTTAGGTGTGCCATTCACAGACATCATTAGCTTTTCTCGTACATACAAGCCTACGGCTACTATAGGCGTGGTGCAGCTAATTGACTACGCAGACAACAGCATTGTCTACGCTGAGATACCGTCGAACAGCATGGAGTCTCGTTATCTTATCGTAGACGTAAGCGAGTTTCCTTTCTCATCGTCTGCTGCGGAAGACGACTCGCATACGTTACAGATACTTTACAAGAAAGCGCTACCGCGTTTGCAGAATGACACAGATGAATTTCCTGCGCCGGGGTATGATAACATAATTGTAAGCAAGTGTATGGAATTGTTCCTTGAAGAGCAGGGTAAGATAGAAGAAGCGATTCTGCATGATAAGAAAGCCTCGCGCTCTCTTGCTCGCAGACAGGCTGACCTTGAGCGCGGCCAAGAACAGAAGGTTGTTTTCAAGCGGCATAATCACGACAAACTAACATGGCTAGCTACGCACAGACCTCTTTTGTAGGAGGGATGAACATGGCCCTAGACGATTCGCGTATAGGTCAAGACGAATATCATCTTGGCTTAAACGTTCGTAATCGTTTCGGTGACTTGCGCCCCGTTAAGCGTCCGTTAGCTGTTGCCACGGGATTTCCTGCTGACGTACCGTTTCAAGGCGTGTATTCTGTTGGAGATTTTCTTATTCTTATACAGGGTGGTGATGCTAAGTACAAGCATCGCTTGGATGGTGGCCCACCTTTAGAACAATGGACAAACCTTTGGAATGCGTCTATAAATCCTACGCTAAGATTAGAACCTAGTGTTAAAACGGTTTACTTTCAAGCTGTACCTGCAAGTAGTCGTGGCTTTGCATATAAGTCTGTTGGTACTACGTCATCGGTTGTGATAGACACTTCTCAGGCTCAGTGGACAAAGACTGTTGCTGGTATTGTTGTGCAGGATGGTGTTAATCAGCCTAATCTTATTGAGTTTAAATCTACGGCTGCTGGTGCATCAGTTTCAGTTCGTAAGTGTTATACGTTTGCACAGCATGGGACTGATGTTGCTGGAGATGGTGGTGAGGATCGTGAATACGTGCCTATCGGGACACGTATGATGTATTTCAACGGTAAGCTGTACATCGTTAATGGTAGTTTTATCTACCATAGCGTAACAGGCAGACCGCTTGATTTCATGGTGGCGATTGATGACGAAACAGGGACAGCATTGACTGCCATAGAGGCAGATAGTGGTGCTGATGCTGTTAGTTATACGGTTAGTTATGATCCTATTACTTGCATTGCGCCGCTTAATACTGACAGTTTTTTCGTAGGAACACACGCAGCTTCGTATGCTGTTACGCCTATAATTGAGCCGAAAGAGCGTTTGCTATTTGGCGAGCCTACGTTTGCAAAGAAGTATTTGTTTGGTGCGTCGGCGGTAAATCAGTTCTCTTTTATAGATGCGTTAGGTGACTTTGCTTTCATAGATTCAGAGGGACTACGTTCGTTTAACGCTGTTCAGCAGTTACGTAACGAGGGGCGTAATAGTGCGTTCTCGTTAAGCGTTGCAAAGTTGTTTGGTAGTGCTACCGTGCAAGATACTGTTTTAAGCGCAGCTATCGCGTTTGACAACTATGCGTTCTTTGCTGTGAAAACTGTTTACGGCAATGTTGTGGTTGTTTATGATACGACGACAAAAAGGTTTGTTTCTGTAGACACGTATCAAGACGGCAACGATGCAGAAGCTGTTGAGTCTGGTGGGCTTGCGCTTGGCGGGATGTCAGGTGTTGATGCTACTGGTGGCGTTTCATATGGGTTTGGTGTTATTAAGCAGTTCACGAAGATTGACACTAATGATGCACATGAGCTATACGCCATCACAGATACGGGTGAGCTTTTAAGGTTTTTCGATGGTGCTAAATACTTACCAGCATCAGTTATAACTCGCGCTTGGTCATCTGGTGATCCTCGTGTGGAGCAGAAGTCGTTAGAGCTTCGTACGCTGTTCTCTAATGTGAGTGCGTGGGAATCTAAATCGGTTAAGCTGAGTAGTGGTAGTTACTATCCAGACGGCTCGGCTGTGCCGTCTGACGGATCTTACACAGTAGGTACTTATGTTTATAGCAACAATGTAAACGTAGTTGCTATACCGTATGCGTTGGCGAGTGGTACAGAAATAGCTTTTGCTGGCACTACGACAGCAACAGGAGGAATACTTACGTTGACTGCTGATGCTGCGATAGATGCTACAACCTTGAGCGGAACAGTATCCAGTTCTGGCGGCATATACCAAGCTAGTTCTGTAGATGGTTATGTACGGTTTGCAGGTGCGGGTACAGCTAAGGCATCTATGTATGCTAACGATAGCTTTTCAGCTACGCCGGGAGTAGTGTCAAAAACCATGAAAGCGCCCTCTGCTGTTAGCTCAACGTTTGGTATAAAATACACGGACTTATACCCACTTGCATGGGGCGCTGATAACACAATGCAAAACTTACTATTTAACTTCCAGCAAGGGCGGCACGGCTGGAAGGTTGGTTACTCTATACAATGGGATAACGCAGCATATCTGTCCATCGTACAAACTGATACACAAGACTTAACACCAAAGAATCCTTTAATGACACAGGCTTATGGCAGCTAGCATTACTAGTGCAGAGTTTACGGACGACACGCGACTGTTCTATAGCAGACAGTCTGCGAACACGTGGAGACTTGGGCTACGTTGCCCATCGGCAGGGGCCAGCGCAGAAGGTGCTGTTTTAAAATGCACACACGTCGCGGATATAACATCAGTTGATGGAGTTTCTGTTGACCAAGCCGGGGCCGCCGAAGATCAAACTTTGATAGGTGCTAAAGATTTAAGCACGGATGCTGGCACAAGAGAAGCGCTTATCATTCTTGCAGAGAAGATAAATTTTTTAACCTTCAGACTAGAACAAGCTGGCATAATGTCCAGCAGTTAAGGAGAATATAGGATATGCCATTACCATTACCATCCGAAGAAGGTCTGCTTGAGAGCGCTTTAAAGAAGGCTGTAGAGACAGGTATCACTGTTGCTGGCGCAAAAGCCTTGCAGCCTGACATACAAAGTACGGGTGAGATTACTGAAGATGCTTATAAGCTGGCAAAAGAGTGGCAGCCGCAGATGGACATTCTTAGCCGTGAAAAAGCTGCTTTAGACGCTCAAGCGCTCCTAGATCGTCGCTTGCAGTACGATCAGCCATTTGCAGCACAAGACTGGCGCATGGCGGAACATTACTCTCCGCTGTATCAGTTGTTAAACACTCTTAATAAACATAGAAGTAGGTATATGGATCTTGGGAGTGAAGTGACTATGGCCAAAGGGCCGGGAGGTGAGCTTTCACGTGAGATACAAGATCAACTAAAAGAAGCTGATCCTGAGTTCTATGATGCTCGCGCTCAGATGGGTGCAGGATATGCTGACTTGTT